TCGACATGACCCTGCTTGGTAGCGCCGATACGCGCTTGACGACTGCCCGCCTTGCGGCCGATGTCACCAACAACACGACGACACTGGCCAACGTCACTGGGCTGGCAATCGCGCTGGCCGCCAACAGCACCTACGCGATCGATGCTCAGGTGATGTTCCAGACCGCCGCGACCACCACCGGCATTCGACTCACCCAGACGGTTCCTGCGGGTGCCACCGTGGTGGCGCAGTGGAGCACGCCGACATCACTCACGGCATCCACGCTGGCAAACCAGCGGGCGGTTGATGTCGGGGCCGCCACCACGGCCATCGATACAGCGAATGCCAACACGCTGGCCAGGGGCTCGATTCTGGTGGTGACCGGGGCTACGGCGGGAAATCTGCAAATCCGTTTCGCCTCCGAGGTCGCCGCCTCCAACGCCGTGGTCAAGGCCGGCAGCAACCTCGTGGCCACCAAGGTCGCCTAGAAAATCATGGCCTATACGGAAGAACAACTCAGCGCCCTCGAAGCCGCGCTGGCCAAGGGCGAGAAGCGCGTCACCTTCGGAGACAAAACGGTCGAGTACCGCTCTGTCGAGGAGCTACGCCAAGCCATCTTCGAAGTCGAACGCGGCCTCTACGAGCAAGCGGCTGACACCGGTCTGTGGCCCCGCGCACCCCGGCAGATCCGGGTCACTACGTCGAAGGGCACGTGATGCGCTTGTTCAAAACCTTTCGCAGCATGGGTCGGAAACTCTTCGGTGGTTCGCCCACCTATGACGGAGTCGGCGGTGGGCGTCGGGCACTGGCCTGGTCGGTCGGCAATCCGGGTGCCGTTGCGGCGCTGCTCTTCACCCAGCACGAACTGCGGGCCAAGAGCCGTGATCTGGTTCGTCGCAATGCCTGGGCCAATTCGGCGCTCGAGTCCTATGTGGCCAACGCCATCGGTACCGGCATCAAACCTCAATCGATGGTGCAGGACGCGACGGTTCGCGAAGCCATCCAGGCACTGTGGCGCGATTGGACCGTCGACGCCGATGCCGCAGGGCTCACCGACTTTTACGGATTGCAGGCGCTGGCCTGTCGGGCGATGCTCGAAGGTGGCGAAGCGCTGGTACGGCTACGTTATCGCCGACCCGAAGATGGTTTGCCGGTGGCGCTGCAACTTCAAGTGCTCGAAGCCGAGCATCTGCCGGTGACACTCAACACCACGGCAGAAAATGGAAACCTGATCAGTGCCGGCATCGAGTTCGACCGGCTTGGACGGCGTGTGGCCTATCACCTCTACCGATCGCACCCCGAGGACGGCATGCTGGCCCCGATGTCCGGGGACGGTGGGCTTACGACTGTGCGTGTGGACGCATCCGAGATCATTCACCTTTTCCGGGCACTGCGCCCGGGACAGATTCGCGGCGAGCCGTGGCTGGCGCGAGCACTCGTCAAACTGAACGAACTCGACCAGTACGACGACGCCGAACTGGTGCGCAAGAAAACCGCCGCGATGTTCGCCGGTTTTGTGACGCGCCTCGCACCCGAGGACAACCTGCTCGGCGAAGGACTGTCCGACCCCAACGGCGTGGCGCTCGCGGGTCTCGAGCCCGGCACCATGCAGATTCTGGAACCGGGCGAAGACATCAAGTTCTCGCAGCCAGCGGATGTCGGCGGTTCCTACTCGGAATTCCTGCGCATGCAGTTTCGCGCGGTGGCGGCGGCGATGGGCGTCACCTACGAGCAACTGACCGGGGATCTCACCCAGGTCAATTACTCGTCGATCCGGGCCGGTCTGCTGGAGTTTCGCCGCCGTGTCGAAGCCTTACAGCATGGCGTGATCGTCCATCAGTTGTGCCGTCCGATATGGCAAGCCTGGATGGCACAAGCCGTTCTCGAAGGCGCACTCACGCTGACGGGCTATGCCCGGGGCGGGATTGCCAAGCGTCGTGAGTACCAGGCCGTCAAATGGATTCCCCAAGGCTGGCAGTGGGTGGATCCGCTGAAGGAGGCCGATGCCATGAAAGCGGCGATTCGCTCGGGCCTCATGTCCCGCTCGGAAGCCATCTCGGCCAACGGCTACGACGCCGAGGACGTGGATCGGGAAATCGCTGCTGACAACGCCCGGGCGGATGCCTTCGGCCTGGTCTTTGATTCCGACCCGCGTCACGAATTGCCGACGCCAGCACCAGTAGTCCAGCCACCCGATTTTCAACCGCAAGGAAACTGAAATGCAGCTACCGCACCTGGCGTCCCGTCTGTACGGGACGCCGCTCCTTGTCGCCCGTTCCAAACTCGACATCATCCTGGCGGTGTTGGGTGATCGCATCGGTTGGCCGGAGCCTAAAGCCGGTCTGCCGATTCCGCCGCCACGTGGTCTGCCCGATGCACCGCCCGGTATTGCTGTGATTCCCGTCTACGGCACGCTGGTTCGGCGCTCGCTCGGCATGGAAGCGGCGTCCGGGCTTACGTCCTATGGCGAGATCAGCGCGATGCTCGACGCGGCGCTGTCCGACCCGAGTGTCACCGGCATCCTGCTCGATGTGGATTCCCCCGGTGGTGAAGCCGGTGGCGTGTTCGAACTCGCCGGGCGGGTGCGTGCCGTCGATGCGGTGAAACCCGTCTGGTCGATTGCCTCTGACTCGGCATTCTCGGCGGCCTACGCCATTGCCTCAGCGGCGTCGCGGGTTTATGTGACGCAGACCGCCGGAGTTGGCTCGATTGGCGTCATCGCCATGCACGTCGATCAGTCGGCGCGTGACGCTCAGGAGGGCTATCGCTACACCGCCATCACTGCCGGCGACCAGAAGAACGATTTTTCGCCCCACCAACCGCTCGACAAAGAGGCTTCAGCGCGACTGCAGGCCGAGGTGGACCGGCTCTACGGCATCTTCGTCGATCACGTGGCCGTGATGCGAAACCTCGAACCGCGTTTCGTTCGCTCCACCCAAGCCGGGCTGTACTTCGGCCCGGAAGCCGTAACCGCAGGGCTTGCGGATGCGCAAGCCAGCTTCGACACCGTTCTCACTGACTTTAGTTCGTTTCTCACGGCACGTCGCTCGCGGAATGCGGCGGCCCACAGCCTGTCCGTTTCCGCGCCATCTAAACAGGAGATTCCTATGAAACTCGAAACACTCGAAGTCCCCGTTGCACCCGAGGCACCGACTCCGCCCCCGGCGCAATCGCCTGCCGAATCACCGTCCGTAGAGACGACCGATGACGTTGTCGACGATGCCGTCAAAACCGCGACTCAGGCGGCCCGCGCCGACGCTCTGGCCATCGCGGAACTCTGCCAACTGGCAGGTCAGCCACAGCGTATCGCCACGTTTCTCGCCGAAGGCGCCAGCGAATCTCAGGTGCGACGGGTCTTGCTGGCCTCGCGTGCCGAGAGCCCCGAGATCACTTCGGTAATCCATCCCGATGCAGCCAATAAGGCGGCATCTCCCGAGCAAAACCTGCTCATGAAAGCCGTCAAGAAACTCACCGGAAAGGACTGACCAATGAATGCCATCAACGAACCCCTCAATCTCGGCGATCTCCTGAAGTACGAAGAGGATTGCCTCAACTACTCCCGCGAGCAGGTCACCGTCGCCTCCGGGCAGAACCTGGAACTCGGTGCAGTCGTCGGCCGCGTCACGGCCACCGGCAAGTTGAAGCGCTTTGATCCGGTCGCCACTGATGGCACCGAAGACGTCGCCGGCATTCTGCTGGGTGCGATCGATGCCACTCTGATCCAGCGCGACGACGCCTTGCTACTCGCGCGTCACGCCATTGTTGCCTCGCACGCCGTGGTCTGGCCTGCCGGCATTACCCCCGAGCAGAAGGTGGCAGCCATCGCCGCCCTCGAAGCGCGCGGCATCCTCATCCGTCAATCCGCCTAAGGAAATCATCACCATGAACAATGTGTTCAACACCCCGGCTTTCTCGATGGCGGCACTTACGTCCGCCATCAATATCATTCCCAACCGCTACGGTCGCATGGAAGCGCTCAATCTGTTTCCGGCCAAACCCGTGCGCACCCGGCAGGTCATCGTCGAAGAACAAAACGGTGTGCTCAACCTGCTGCCGACGATGCCGGTCGGTTCGCCCGGCACAGTGGGAACACGCGGCAAGCGCACCGTGCGCTCCTTCGTCATTCCTCATATCCCGCACGACGATGTGGTTCTGCCCGAGGAAGTTCAGGGCATCCGTGCCTTCGGCTCGGAAACCGAGATGGAGTCCGTGGCCGGCGTCATGGCGCGGCATCTGGAGACCATGCGCAACAAGCATTCGATCACCCTGGAGCACCTGCGTATGGGCGCGCTCAAGGGCGTCATCCTGGATGCCGATGGCTCGGTGATCTACGACCTTTACGACGAGTTCGGCATCACTCCGGCCACGGTCAATTTCGAACTCGCCGTCGCCGGCACCAACGTCAAGAAGAAGTGCGCCGATGTGCTGCGCCACCTCGAGGACAACCTCAAGGGCGAGTTCATGACGGGGATCCACTGCCTGTGCTCACAGGAGTTCTTCGATGCCCTGACCGATCACGCCAAGGTAAAGGATGCCTACACCTACTGGCAGCAAGGTGCCGTGCTGATCAACGACATGCGCGCCGGCTTCACCTTCGGCGGTGTGACCTTCGAGGAGTATCGCGGCCAGGCCACCGATGCCACGGGTGCGACGCGCCGCTTCATCGCAGCGGGTGAAGCGCATTGCTTCCCGATCGGTACCGTCGATACGTTCAGCACGTACTTCGCCCCTGCTGATTTCAACGAAACCGCGAACACGCTGGGCCAGCCGCTGTACGCCAAGCAGGAACCCCGTAAGTTTGATCGCGGCACCGATTTGCATACCCAAGCGAATCCGCTGCCGATGTGCCATCGCCCGGGTGTGCTGGTGAAACTGACGATGGCCTGATGATGGACGTCGGTGCACTCTATGACGCGGCAGCCCATTCCGGTCTGCTGACGTCGGTGACGTTCGGGACAACGGAAGTCATGGTCGACTTCCGTGCGCCCGACGAGGATGTGCTCGATGGTCTCGGTGTAAGCCGGGGCTACACCATTCGTTATCCGCAGAGTCGGTTGGCGTTGAAGGCCGGCGATGAATTGCTGGTCGGAGCCGTGACATACCGGATCAGGGAGGTCACGCAACTGGGCGACGGTTCGGAATGCCGGGCCTCGCTCACGCGGCTTTAGGTCCCGATCTTGATCCAGCCATTCCAGAGCATCCGCGCAATGGTGGCATTGACGGCCTGGCGGTCGAAGCGCTCGGGATCGAAGTCCAGCCCGGCCCATTCCTGGAATGCCTTGGTTTCGTCGCCGTAGGGATCGTCATCGAGCCGGTCGAGAAACTCCTGGTAGCCACCTGAACCACCTGCATCGTCAGGTGGACAGGCGCGTTCGCCAACCTCGACCCAGGCGAACCCGCCATCACTCGGACTCGGCTTCACGTCCTCGATGGATTCGACGGTGATGCGGTGCTGCCAGCCGTCGCCGAAATCGTAGAGGTAATCGCAGGTGTCACCTTCGGCGAGCAACTGATTGAGCCGGTATTTCTTCTCGTCCAGCACCTCCCATCCGGGATCGGTGAACTCGGGATCCGGTACCCCGTAGTGCTTGCCGCGAATCTCGAACTTGTGCAGATGTGAATCCGACCAGCCCATCGTGGCCTGGAGGATGTGATGGAACGCATCGAGTCGGGTGCGGCCATCCAAATGGATGCGACGCCAGATGGCCGGCTGAATGCCTAGTAGTTCGACACGCAGCGTGTAGTGGCTGGGTGACGACTGGCTGCTGCGGTGTTTCTTCTTCGGGGCAACGGTTGTCGCCATGACGGTCTGGATCTCCTTGATTCCGACTCGTCATTTTACGGACCTCTTACGGAACTGACATGACTTCATCGATTCGAGAACGCCTGTTGCAGGGAGTAATGACGGTGCTGGCACCGGTGGCGCTTGCTCAGGGTGCAGTGCTGATCCGCTCTCCCCCGGTGGGCGTGACGCGCGAGCAATGCCCGGCACTGCTGTTCTTCCCTGAATCGGACAACATCGTCGCGCGGCCCAACGACCGGGTCGAACGACATCTAGTCATCCGGCTCACGGCACTTGCCCGTGATCAAGGAGGGCTGCCTGCGCACGACATTGCCGATCAGTTGCTGGTAGCCGCCCATGCCGCGCTCTTTGCACAGGCCAACTTTGGCGGCCTTGTGCTGGGCCTGCAGGAACTGGAGTGCGAGTGGGACGCCGAGGACGCCGATGCAACCGCGATCGCGATTCCAGCCCGTTACCAAATCTCATATCGCACTCTGGTCTCTGACCTCTCACAGCAAGGATGAACTATGCAAATCGAACTTCTCAAGACTCACACCCATGCCGGCGTTGAGCATGGCGCTGGCGCTGTCATCGATGTCGATGACAGCACGGCGAATTGGCTCATCGAGCACGGCGTCGGCCAGGCAGCCACGTCTGCAGAGCCCCGGCGCTCCCGCAATAACGAAGCAAACCCCGCATCTCCTCTCACCTCAAACAAGGAGTAACACCTCATGACCTATTTCTCTGGACAAGGACGCGTCTTTATCGGTTCGCGTGACACCAGCGGCAATCCGCAAGGCCTCACCTTCGTCGGCAACGTCCCCGACCTCAAGGTGTCGCTCTCGGTCGAAACCCTGGAGCATCAGGAATCCCAATCCGGCCAGCGACTGACCGATCTGCAACTCATCAAGACCAAGAAAGGCGAGTTTGCCTGCACGCTGGAGGAACTCATTCAGTCGAACCTGGAACTCGCGCTTTATGGTTCCACCACGACCGTGACCACCGGCACCGTCACCGATGAGCCGGTGATCGCGGCGGCGGAACTCGGCAAGCTCTATCTGCTCGGCAAGCAAAACGTCTCCACGGTTGTGGTGAAGGCGGGCGCAACGACCGTGGCGGCGGGCAAATACACGGTCAACGCGAAGCACGGTTCGATTATGTTTAACGACATCACCGGGGTCACGGGTGCTATTGCGGCCAGTTACAGCTATGGGGCTGCCAGCGTCACCGCGATGTTTACGCAGCCGCTGCCCGAGCGCTGGGTTCGCTTCGAGGGTTTGAACACGGCGGACGCCAACAAGGAAGTCGTGATCGACCTCTACCGGGTCGCCATCAATCCGGCGAAGGACTTGTCGGTGATCAGCGCAGACCTGATGAAGTTCGAACTCTCCGGTCAAGTGTTGGCCGATCTGACCAAGGCGGCCGCCGGTGCGCTCGGTCAGTTTGGCCGCATCGTCCTGTTGTGATGAGGGACGACACTTTTGCAGCCCTGCCGCCGGTGCCGGTAACGCTCGTCATCGGCGGCGAACGCCTCGATCTCACGCCGCTCAAGATTGGCGATGTGCCGGCCTTCGCTCGCGCCGTGCAGCCGGTGGCGGCCAGTCTTTCGGCGTCTCCCGACTGGCTGGCGCTCCTGGCCGAGCATGGCG